CACGCCATGAAAATTATTGGCGTGGACCCCGGCGCTACTGGCGCCTTTGCCATCCTTGATTTGGATAGCCGACACCTCGTCATTATTGATATGCCGACAACTAAGGTAAAACGCGGGCCGCGGACGGCGAACCAAGTGGACGCCGTCCGCCTCGCGCATCTCCTGCGCCCGCACGCCGATGGCGCCCACGCAATCGTAGAGAAGGTCCACTCCATGCCGGGTCAGGGAGTAGCGTCCACCTTCAGCTTCGGCCGCGCGGCCGGCATCATCGAAGGCGTCTTGGCCGCGCTCGACATTCCCTTCTCCCTCGTTCCCCCCGCCACATGGACGAAGAAGATGCGTCTGTTCGGCGGGAAGGACGGGAGCCGCACTCGCGCCATCGAACTCTTCCCCGACCAAGCCCATCTCTTCGCACGGAAAAAAGATGATGGACGCGCGGATGCTACGCTGATAGCGTGCTATGCCGCAGAGGAAGAGGCAGATGGATCATCTATTCGATTACCAGAGGGTGGGGGCAAAGTTCCTCGCCGAAAATCCCGCCGCGTTTCTGGCGGATGAGCAGGGCCTCGGCAAGACCATCCAAGTAATCGCGGCGTGTGACGCGCTCGAACTCAAGAAGGTTGTCGTGATCTGCCCGGCCATCGCCAAAATAAACTGGCGCCGCGAGTTCGAGAAGTGGGGCCACGTCGAGCGCGATATTAAAGTCTTTTCCTACGACAAGATGACTCAGTCGAAGGAGGTGCGCAATGAAATCGCCAAGTTCGAGCCGGACGTTATCGTCCTCGATGAAGCGCACTATCTCAAGAACCGTCAAGCTAAGCGCACTAAGTATCTCTACGGCCAGTTTTGCCGTGGGGATGGTCTTGTTCGTTTCGCTGATCGTGTTTGGCTTCTTAGTGGCACTCCCTTTCCTAACGATGTCAGTGATTTCTGGACACATCTTAAGGCCATCTGGCAGTATCCTCTCAACTTTACGGACTACACTCTCTACTTCTGCAAGACGTGGAACGGGCAGTTCGGGCTGAAGGTGCTGGGCAACAAGGCCGAGAGGATGGGCGAGTTCAAGACCATCCTCAAGTCGATCATGCTCCGCCGCAAAACCGAGAGCGTGCTGAAGGAACTGCCGCCCCTGTGGTGGCAGGACTCCGTGGTCGAGGTCGATGGCTGGGACGACATGGCCCACATCGAGAACGAGCAGGAGCGGGCCGCGGTCGAACTTATCCTGCAAAGCGCCATCACGCAGAGCGACGTGGGCGACAAGCTGGGCGACATAGCGCCGCACATGGCCTCGATGCGCCGGCTCACCGCGCTGGCCAAGGCGAAGCCTATAGCGGCGCAGTTAGCGGCGGAGTTGAAGGACAACGCCTACGAGAAAGTCGTGGTGTTCGCCTACCACCGTGCGGCGCTCGAAGCTCTGCGAGAAGGGCTGGCCGAGTTCAATCCGGCCTACATTGTGGGCGGCCTTGGGAATCAGGAACGCCAGTCCGAGATCGACAGGTTCCAGAACGACGCCGAGTGCCGCGTCTTCATCGGCCAGATCACGGCTTGCTCGACAGCGATCACGCTGACGGCTGCGAACCAAGTTGTCTTTGCGGAGATGGACTGGGTGCCGGCGGTGAACGCTCAGGCTTCGAAGCGATGCCACCGCATCGGCCAGTCCAAGCCAGTGATCGTGCGGTCGTTTGCCCTAGCTAATTCGGTTGACGAAATCGTCGCACGGACACTTGGGCGGAAAGCTCAGATGATCTCCGAGGCTTTGGATTAAGGAAACCGAGGGCGGCCCAACCCGCCCCCGGCCCCTATTACTTACAGCAGATCGTCGAGGTCCGAGATGTCTGCGGTCGGCTTGGCCTCCGCAGTGAACTCGTCCGCCGCAGACAGACGCCCGTCCATACGGGGACCGTCCTTGATCTTCTGAAGATTGCCGAGGCTGAACGCCACGCCGTTGTTGCCGTTGACGCTGTAGGCGTAGGCCCGCAGCGACGCCTTCACCACAGCGCCCGGATAAATCTCTTTAGGATCAGTGATGATGGCCGGCTTGCCGTCCGGCCCAGCGTAGATCGACACGACGCCGGGCGCCTGCTTCGACTTAACATTGACGAAGACCGAACCCTCCGGGTAGCCCTTGTCCACGGCATCTTCGCGGAACGGCATCCGGATTTTGCCGGCCTTAATCATGTCGCGCGTCTTGTCGCCCCACTTCTCCTTGGCGACAGCCATCACGGCGGCCTTCATGTCGGTAATGTCCACGTCGTCCTTGAAGACGAGGGCGCAGCTATAGACCGGCTCACTGGCGCCCGGAGGCGTCTGCGGTTCAAAGATGTGGGGGTAGCTGATGACGGCTTCGGGGGTAATAACTTTGCTCATACGTAGTTCCTTGTTCACTCGTTCACGGTAAATTCGTCAGCAGCCAGAAGGGCGGCCGACGGTCGGGCATCGGTGTCGCGGACCATCGAAAGGCCGGACGACACTGACATGACGAGATGAGCGGGGACATTCTTCTTGCCCACGATCTTCTCGATCTGAGCGGGCGACTTGATCTTCTTCTCGAAAATCTCCTCGTCCTCCAGATTCTCGGAAGCCGCCCATTCGAGCAACTCCTCTTCGTTCTTCCAGCGCCGCGTCGGGCGGCGCTCCACCAGTTTGAAGCCGGGCACAGTCTCGCCCGCTTCAAGCAGCGCGTTGGCGTGGCGGCGGATGGATTTGATCCACTCTTCGATGAGCGGAATCTTATCCATGTAGGCCGCGACTTCCTCCGGCGTGATGTCATCGGCTACGCGCACCGCGCCGAACTCATCCTGCGCCACAGCCAGCGCGCCCCGGCGCAGAGCCGAACACGTGCCGGACGCCTTGCAGAACTGGCAGTGGTCGCCGGGAATAAGCGGGGCGTCGGGCTTCAGCGCAGCGTGCGCGGCGTCGATCAAGTCCGTCCCGAAGTCGAGTATTTCGTCCTTCGTGTAGGAGTAGACGCGGATCGAACCGTCACGGTGCTGGGCGCGGGGTTGCACGATGGCGGTGTGAACTTGATTGATAGGCGCTTTGGCCCCGATCTTCAGCACGGCGCCCAGCGCGTAGTATTTTAACTGAGCGTTGTCCTCGACATCGACGGCAACGCCTTGGCCGTGCTTGTAGTCGATGATCCAGAGGTTGCCCGTCTCCTTGCCATAGATCGTGCAGTCGCTCGTGCCGAACATCGGCATCGGCGGGTCGAGAGCTTCAAGACTGAAGCGTTGCTCAAGGCGCACTAGCGCCGGCGCCTCCTCGGCCTCGACTGCGCGGACGTAGTTGACGTAAGTCTGCACCGCGGCGGCCATATTGTCATCGACAACGTGATCGTTGAATGAGCCGCCGATGCACAGGGCTACGTCTTCTATTCCCTCACGAAGACAGTGCTCGCCCAGTTCGTGCGCGGCCGTGCCGAGTTCGGCGAAGGGGCTGCTCTCGTCGGGGAACCGCTCCTCGGCTTTGAGACTGCCGGGGCAAGCCATGCGCCGTTTCGAGTTCGACGCGCCGAAAGACGCGTGGGCTATTTCACCAGCCATGTCTTCACTCTCCTGTTCTTGCGGTCTTGTATCGCGCGAATTTCGTCCCAGAGTTTCGGGACCATATGCGCAGTAAGATATTCCCCGCCCGCTTGCGGGCGGTAGTGGCTCGGCGTTCCGAGGTCCGCCCCCCACCCCTCCGGGGCGTACCTGTTGCTAAGTGATTCCTCGTAATCGGGATCAAACATTATCAGCCCTTGATGCTCAGCGGGCAAAGGCGGTAGCCCATGTTCAGCACGGTGCCATTGTCATAGCGGCACATTTGGTTGCCGTTCTCGAACCACTGCGCGACGAGGTAGTGGGTCATCTGGTACTGCGCTGCGGCAGAGGTGGCAGTCAGGGCCAGAGCGGCGGCGATAACAATCTTCTTCATTTGTATCTTCCTTCTTCAACGAACGTAGAAACCTGCCTCATCCCGTGCTTCCTGAGCCACGTGGTGATGGCGTTCACTTCAGCCTTCACGGCGATGTCGATCTCGATCTGGCGGGCAGCGTCCTTGGCGTCGAGGACGCTATCGAACGTCAGCACCTCGCCGTCAGCGTTTTTCACCCAGTAGAATTGGTCGCTCTCCGACCAGTTGACCTTCGGTGTTGTCATTTCCCAAACCCCTCTTCGTAAAGTTCGATGGCGCGGAAGCCGATCCACTCCTCATCGTCGTGATCGCTATTCAGCCAGTTGTGCCAAGCCTCACGCGCACACAGCAGCTTGCGATCCACGGGCGGCTCCTCGTAGCGTTCGATCATGTCGCAGAGTGCTTGGTAAATGCCCCCTTCAAGGTAGGTATCGCGCAGGCCATCAACGCTCGCATACGCCCAACCACTCCGGTTCGCAGCTTCGATCAGCACCCATTCGGGCGGTGTTTGCTTGTCGGTCATTTCGTCTCTCCTAATGTGGCGCGGTGGTATTCGAGCGCGGCCTCTCCGACGCGCTTCCACGCAGCCATCGTGTGCGGGCACGCCTGTGCCCTGTTCTCGGCAGGTATCTGGTCGGGCCTGACATTCAGCCAAGCCGCCAGCATCGCCAGTTCGAGGGGTGTGCGTTCCTCACTCACCAGTCGGCTCTCCCAGTGCGGCGCGGGCTGCAAGCAGATGTCGGCCCGTTATGCCGTATTCATCACCGCCAGCGGGGCGATAAGCCCAGAAGTCGCCTTTGTCCTCTGCCACCACAAGCAGGTCGCCAGATTTGGCAAACGGCTTTAACGCCTCCCGCAGCCGCTTGATCTCAGCCGCTTGGGCTTCGATGGTGTCGGCGGCTTTGCGGGTCATTTCTTCGGCCATCTGCTCCATCGCCGCCTCGTATTCCTCGGCTACGATCTTCCTTGTCTCAGCGATGGCGTAGGAGACCGCCTGCTTCACTAGTTCCTCACTCACCAGTCGTTCTCCTCATCAATCAGTTCTGGCATATGCTCACGCATCCATGCGCGGCGGTGGCACTCGGCCATGTAGTCGGCTTGCCTCTCGGCCCACTTGGCGAGGTAGCGGTCGGGGATCACGATCGCCTCCACTCCTGGTCGCAGTCGGGGCACTTGAAGGCGACAGCGCAGTCCTTCTCAAGGCTGTAGAGCGCAATCTGTCGGCCCCAGCGCCCCTCGGTTCTGGTCGCGCCGTACATCGCGGCAATGCGGTCAGCCTCGGCTTCGTCCTTATGTTTTTCAAAGAACGTGTCCCAGATCAGATCGCCGTCGAGGTTGTTGCCGCACGATGGGCAGTGGCGTGACTGCGCGATGTCAGTGGCCTGCATGGTGGGTTCCCTTCCTTTCCAGCACCTTAATGTGCTCGCCGCGCACGATGCTTCCCGCTAGTGTCAGGGCGCATATGTTGACTAGCGCGTGCGGCTTGAACAGCGCCAAGAAGGCAAACCGAAGCCGCCAGAGCAGCGAAAGCTCGCCCCACGAGGGAACGTGCAGCCAAGCGATCACCCGCTTCTCGTCGTCCGAGGGCACGTAGTCACGCATGGCGCGGCTCCTTGAGGGCGGGCGTCCAGCCCACCACCCCTTCGCCCCCGCTCATGCTTCACCTCGGGCGGCGAGAAGGGCGTCGGCACAGAACCGGATCGCCGCAATGAGTTCGTCTGCGTATTCGACCGGCACAGTGACGTTATAGTTACCGCCGATGTGGATGTGGTAGCGCCATTCCGGACCGAACATCAGGTTGTAGGCAACCGTGGTGTGTTCGCCACTGCCGTCATCAAACGGCGCGACGGAAAATTCAGCCTTGCTCGGAAACGCGGGCGGGTTCTCGGGCTTATCCATTCTTCCATTCCTTCCTCTGATAAGTGGGCCTGACTTCTGCGTAGGTCTGCCCGTCAGCGCGGCGGCACACAAGTTGCGTTTCTCTCCAGCCAACAAAGTCGTCAAACGACCCGCCATTGGCCATGCCCCAGCGGCTGCTATGCACCTGCCTGCCGAACTCATCGTGTTCGTAAAGCCACGCCTGCGTCACGGTGATCTTGTCCGGCGGGGTCATCGGGCGGTCTCCGCTAGGGCCTTGAGCGCCGCAGCAGTGAGGGCGTGCGCTGGGGTGGCGGCGTTGATGCTTTCGACGAGCATCCCTTCGGCATCCTGCAACGAAGCGTGAGCAAACTCGCCCCGCGTCTGAATTTCGGCATCCCACCCTTCCGGCCGGAGCGACATGGCCGCGTCGAGGGAGGCGGTGTAAAGGTTTGGCAGCCCTTCGCCCGTCCAATGCGGCGAGACGGCGTGCTCGATCTCGCATTCTGTGGCAAAGCAAGGCTCCTTCAACGCCTCCACGCGCTCCGCCAGCGCCAGCAATTCTTCTCGGGTCGGGGTCATGTCAGGCTCCATACGATGAGTGCGCCCAGCGCGATCAGATACGCGCCCAGCAGGCAGAGAATGACGAGCCAAGCGATGCTGGCCGTCCGGTCGAAGGGTTCTCGGCTCATGATTTTGTCTCCTGTCCTTGTGGTATCCCCAATCCTTCCGGCTGCCAAGAAAAAACTTTCTCAACTTTTTCAGCGTAAGCCGGGTAGCGGCGCATCAATTCCTCTGCGGCGCGCACACCATAAATGATCGTCGAGTGGTCGCGGTTGCAGAACATACCAATCCGCGGATAGGACCAGCCCCGCTTCCGCAACCCCGCGTAGAGCGCCATGCGGGCGTGCGTGATCCGCTGCCGGCGTTTGCTGCTGAGCAAATCCTCCGGAGAAATATCGAACAGGTCCGCGCACAGCTTAACAATCTCTCTCTTCACCTACGTCTTCCTCAGTTAACGTGCGACCAGTGGTCGCCTTCCTCAATACTAATCGCCACATCCTCAAGGATCGTGCAAATAATCTCGGCCCTCTCTAGGTTCATCTCCGGGCTAACCATAGCCATCGCCAAGATGTGTTCGCCTGTGCTTCGAATGTGTTCTACAATCCGGCCGCGCTCGATCATCTTTACATCACTTCTCATAGCGCAGGCCCGCCTTTCCTTCTGCCGCAATCGGGCACCCCTTGGCCCACGCCGGAACCTCGACCATAAGTTCAATCATCTCGGCGAGGACGCCGCGCTCGGCCGGGACTTCGCAGATGATTTCGTCATGCACGGACATGACAACGGGATAGCCCGCCATCTCCAGCCGCATCATCGCTCCGGCCATCAGGTCACGGGCCGTGGCCTGCACCACGTTCTCCGTAAGGAGTCCGCCCCAGATGATTTGCGATGTCCACTGGCGGGTTACACTGTTGAGGGTATCGACTTCGACGCTCTCGCGCTTCTCGCCCCACGGCGTCTCACGTTCCACAATGCGAGGGTTGTGGTACGTAAGGCACCGACCAGACTTCAGCGGCAGGCGCGCAAACTCTCCCCCTCGCGCGATCACCCCGCGGCAGTTCTCAAGGAACTCTTCCTCTAGCTGGCGCCAGTAACCGGAGATCGCGCTGTTGGCTTCGCGGTAGACCGAGACGATGCGCTTGGCTTCCTCTACGTCCACGGCGATACCCATTGCGGCGCACTGCTCGGCGAAGCGTTTACCGCCCATGCCGTAACCGCATCCCAAGATTGCCATCTTGCCAACTTGGCGCTCGTTGCCGTCGATCTTGTCAACCGGCTTGTTGTAGATATCCTTTGCCATGACTTTGTACACGTCTCCTCCTTTTGCGAACGTCTCCACCAACGTCGTCTCCCCCGCCAGCCACGCCAGCACACGCGCTTCGATGGCGCTGTAATCTGCGAAGAGCAGACGGTGCCCCGGCTTGGCGATTAACATCGAGCGCAGCAAGTCGGAGGCAATCTGCGTGCCGGCGCCGTGGTCGGCAACAGATTCGCCTCGCTTCAACTTCGCAATGATTTCATTAAGTTCGTCCTGCTTCTTCGCAGGGCGCGGGAAGTTCTGCGGCTGGACGAGCTTGCCACTCCACCGCCCCGTGGCTGCGCCGTGGTAGACCAGCAGCCCACGCATCCTGTCGTCCGGCCCGGCCGCGTTCTCCATGCTATCGAGCTTGGCCGTGCTGGACTTGGCCCCGTCTTGGCGAAGCTCCAGCACCTTGCGGATCACCGGGTGCAGGTCGTCGCGGGCCAGCAGCGCAGCGACGTGCTGCTTATCCACGCTCTTCGTGCGCACGCCATAACTATTGAGCCACTTCACAAGGTCAACGCCTTTGGTTGCGCCGGTGACTTTGCCTTTAGTTAGACGTGTACTCTCCGCGTCGATTTCTTCTTTGCTGTTGTCCGCCAATACTCTGACACGGTTCAGCAGGTCACGGTCGAGCATCACGCCGCGGTCGTTGATCCGCTGGTCAAGCAGGAAGACTTGGCGCTCTTGCGCGTCCATCTCCACCAGCCGCTCGGCCACGGCGATCTCCGTGCGCACGTCCTGTTCGCAATAGCTGATGAGCGCGGCCATCTTGTCCGGGGTATCCCACCACACGTGCGATCCGTCGGGGTTGGTGCGGCGGGGGCGGGCCATGCGCATCATCAGGGCTTGGCCCGACTTGTCCTTCTGCTGCTCCACGCCGAGAACGTCGGCGGCTTGGCCGAGGGCGCGGGGCAGGCCCATCGCGCTGGCCTGCGCCATCGTGCAGAACCATTGCGAAGCTCCGGTGCGCGGCCAGTTGTAGCGCGGCACCATGATCTTGTTCCAGATCACTCTTTCGAAAGAGCTATTCCAAGCGCGCAGCTTCCCGCCCTCGACAATGTAGTCTTCGAGCCGCACGTCGATGGGGTCGCCCGGCGTCCAGACCTTCGGCTCTTCGTCGTCGAAGGCGTAGGCCATGCACCATACGTCCGTGGAAGGATCGTCGGCGTAGATGTAGACACCAGTCTTGCGCAGATCGACGGCGCTGCGCGTTTCAAAGTCAACGGAAACAATCATGTTTTCTCCTCGTCTCCCTTAACGCTCGCACACCCATCCACAGGTAGTCAAGAAAAAAAATCGTGTTGCCATGCGGCTGCTTTCTGTGCCAGTTTGCCCGGCATTTCCAAAGACGAGAGGACTTCATGCTTACATTTAAGAAGCTCTATGAGGCTGGTTTCAAAGAGTTAGTCAGCGTCATACCGCCTGCTGCTCCGCTGTCGGAGTTGTCGAAGATCGCAGCGGACCAAGCGGGCAAGGCGCCCGGCCGGCAGAACGCTCAGGGCACGTGGGGTGGCTACGCGTGGCAGACATACGATCCGACACCTAACGATATTGAGAGGTGGGACCGCAGCCACGCCAACATCGGCCTGAAGGCGGGGAAATACCCGGCGCTGGACATTGATGTGGTGAACGAGAGTTTGGCCCGCATCATCGCGGACATGGCGACGAAGGCGCTGGGCGCGGCGCCGCTGCGTGTCGGCCGGGCGCCTAAGCGGCTCCTCATGTATCGCACCGATGACGCCATTGGCCGGATGCGGCTGCGGTTTAAGGACGGCAAGGGCGTCGAGCAACTGGTCGAGCTTCTCGGCGATGGCCAGCAATACGTGATCGCCGGTGTGCATCCCGTCACCAAGGAACCTTACACCCTTGACCAAGATATCACGGCGCGGGGGCCGCGCTGTCTGCGCAAGGTGGGTAGGGAGCAGGTCGAGAAGTTCTTTGCGGACCTTGTCGAGACGCTGGAAATGACGGGGTGTGAGATTATTCATGCCGACACGGCCGCTGAGAGGGCCGTGGGGCGTTCGAACGTCAATCAGGCTACCCTAGTAGCTCCGAGCGTGGAAAGGCTCTCAGCGGCCCTTAGAATGGTCCCTAACACGTCTGAGCATTTTCCGGATCGGGACGACTATATCCGGATGGGGTATGCGATCAAGGCTGCGGCTGGCCCGGACAATGAGAGTGAGGCGCTGGCGTTGTTTACGGAGTGGGCGCTGTCGTGGGAGGACGGGGTCAATTCGGTAGAGAATATCGAGGCGGACTTCGGCCGTATGCACCCGCCCTATGAGTTGGGTTGGGACTGGATCGAGGACAAGGCGCGGGCGTTCGGGTTGAAACCTGAGGTCACGGAGTTCGATACGATTGATCCGGACGATGAAGATTACTCGGACTTGCTGGCGAGTGATAGTGAGACGCCGGTGGAGTATTCGGACAGCGCGTTGGCGAGCCGGCTGGCCCGCCTTCACGTGTCCGACATACGGTATGTGGCCGGTGGGCTGGGCTGGATTGCTTGGGACGGGGTCAAGTGGGGGCGTGATGTGGCCAAGAGGCACATGGCGTTTACGCGGAGTGTTTGTTCGAAGGCGTCGGCCGAGGCGTTGCAGAAGGTGACGCCGGCGACGAAGGGCGAGAGGGTTGCCTCGCGCGTGGCGTCGTGGCCTGTGATGCGCAACGTGGCGCAGATCGCCGAGACGGACCCGATGATGCAGGTGACGACGGAGCAGTTGGACAGGGATATTTATATCCTCAACTGCATGAACGGGATCGTCGATCTGCGCACGGGCGAGTTGCATCCGCATGATCGCTCGAAGCTTTGCACGAAGGTGACTGCCGTCGAGGTGGACTTCGACCGGGGCTGCCCGCAGTGGCACGCGTTTCTGAATGAGGCGTGCAACGGGGACATGGAGTTGAAGGCGTATTTGCAGCGGCTCGCGGGCTACTCGGCGACGGGTAGCGTGAAGGAGCACGTGCTTGCGTTTGCGCATGGCTCCGGGGGCAATGGCAAAGGGACGTTCCTTGGCGCGGTAGGTGCTATCCTTGGCGATTACGCCGCGGTGGCCAGCGCGGATGTTTTCTTGGCGTCGAACAATCAGCGGCACCCGACTGAGCTGGCTGCTCTCATGGGAGCACGCCTCGTTCACGCGCAGGAAATTGATCCGAGCAGGAAGTGGGACGAGGCCAAGGTCAAGAGCCTTACTGGCGGGGACAAGATCAGCGCGCGCTTCATGCGGCAGGACTTGTTTACGTTCGACCCGCAGTTCACGCTCGTCATCGCCGGGAATACGAAGCCGGAGATTACTAATGTGGATGATGCAATGCGGCGGCGTATGCACCTCATCCCGTTCGAGACGAAGCCGGCCCGGAAGGATGTAGACTTGCCGGATAAGTTGAAGGAGGAATACCCGGCCATCCTTGCGTGGGTGGTGGAAGGGGCCAAGCTTTGGCTGGCCGAGGGGTTGAACCCGCCCGAGGTGGTTGTCCGAGCGACGCAGGAGTATCTTGAGGGTGAGGATGCTCTCGGCCGGTGGATCGAGGAGCGGTGCGTCGTCAACCCCAACAGCGAAATGGGGACGACCGATGCGTTCAATGACTTCCGGGACTGGGCGCGGCAGAGCAACGAGGCCAAGGGCAAGGACTGGAGCCAGCGCAAGTTCAATGCCGAGATGCGATCTCACGGCTTTGAGGCGGCGAGGGACAGAGCTACGCGGACGAAGAAGGTGTTCCGTGGTCTGGAGCTTCTCATCGGCGAGGAAGATGAGATGGTGATTGATGCAATGCGGCAGGATGCGGCGTCCGAGTTCTTCGGTGTGCGCGTGGTGTTTGATGATGGTGACGAGGAAGGAGATTTTCTGTGACGGATATGGTCAACCGGCCGGAGCATTACCGGCAAGGGGGCGTGGAATGCATCGAGGCGATTGAGAGTTCAATGAGCCGCGAAGAGTTCCAAGGCTACCTGAAAGGTAACATCGAGAAGTATGTCTGGCGCTACCGATACAAGAACGGGGTGCAGGACCTCCACAAAGCTCGGTGGTATCTCGACAGGCTAATCTCGGCGTTGGAGGAATGAGAAAGGGGGCCAATCGGCCCCCTTTTTTGTGGCCGGGGGCGAAAATGGGCGCGTGCAGGGTTTGAGCGGCTCCGTGCAGGGTTTGAGAGGCTCCGTGCATGGTTTGGTGCACGGAAAAACCGCAGAAAACCGCCAATGTGCACGGAGTGCAGGGTTTGTCTGAGTTAATACCCCTCTACGTTTCTGTTAGGGCGTCTTAGAACGCCTTACCAGTTTTTTGGGGGGGTCAATACCGGACTAAACCATGCACTCCGTGCACATCGGCAGAAATCCGCCATTTTTCCGTGCACCAAACCATGCACGAGGCCGGATAAACCGTGCACGAGAACGGCCAAACCATGCACGGATTTGAGTAATAATATTGCTTTCGGCCGAGAAGTGTTAAGTGTTAAGGCGATGGCAGTTAAGGCGTCCGGCGACTTAACAGATGCCGCTAATCCCACATGTCGTCGCTGTTCGGATCGGGCAAGTCGTCCACATCGAGGTTTGATGAGGCGACTTGCTTGATCGGTACAGAGACCTCAACGGTGGTGCCTTCGTTGCCAAGGCTGAGCTGCTTGAGGGCATCGAGGTGCATCTGGTTGACGTTCACTTGCACCGCCGCTTGGACAGGGGCCGACTTGTATTTGTCAGGGTTGGTGACACCGGCCAGCCACTTCCTAGTTTCTACGCGCAGCCTGTCAGCGTTGGCCGTAACGCCGTCCGCTTGATCCGCGATGTCGAGGCACTCTTCCGCCCACGCATCGGCCGCAAGCGCGCGGGCCTGCCGGAAGCGTTCCTGCCTGTCGGGGTCTTGCTTGATCCAATGATAGAGCGAGAGGTTGCTGATGCGTAGCTCACGGGCGAGGCCCGCCATCGTCATGCCGCTGGCAATCTTCTCTAGCAGCGTGTGCTCGCCGACCTTGTCGAGATTGCTGGCGATAGTGCGCCGCTTGATATGTCCGGCCATGTCATTCCTCTGAGGGTTGTTGAACGGCGGACAATATAAAGACGGGCCGACCAATAGGCCAGCCCGTCGAGGTTAGAGCAGATAGATCAGCCAGAGGCCGAGATATACTAGTAGGGTGATGCGCGCGTCCCGTGTCGCCTTATCCACTTGCCAGCAAGCCTAGCAGTTTTGCAGCGGGGCTAGAGATAGGGACGCGCCCGGCTTCATAGTATTTAATGGTTCGCACGCTGACTCCGAGCTTGTCTGCGATCTCTTGTTGCGACCAGCCGAGGCGTGCTCGTGTCTCCTTAAACTCTGCGCCGGTCACAGCAGGAACCCGCGCGCCTTGCAGGCTTGCTCGAAATGGTTGAGGCCCATTCCAAAGACACGCATCTTGTCGCGGTATTCGTTGCGCTTGCTGGCCAGCAATGACTCGACCTCGGCAAGATCGCGTTGCAGCTTCTGGCGGCGGCGGAACAGCAGCGCCGCGTCGGAGCAGATGGTGTCGGTCTCGATCTTAAGAATGTCCATGTCTCAGCCTTCGTCTTCTAGTGCTTTGCGCCGCGCCCGCTCGTCTTCGAGACGTTCCGCAAGGGCGATTGCCAATTCGTGTCCGCTCGCCTTGCCGGCCTCGATAAGCCGGACGGCGCGTTCCGCACGCCAGTATGTGCGGTCTTGCGTTGTCGGTTTCACAGCTCGTCCTCCTCGATTGCATACGCCCAGCCGTCGCCGATGATACGCGACGCGGCGGCTTCAGCGTGATGAATGTCGGTGAACCGCGCCGCTTGCGCTTCATGCGGTGTCGTCTGTCCCTCGGCGGCGAGAAATACCTCGCCGTCTTCGGGGTTCCATAGGGTCACGATGTAAGTTTGCATTTGCTTCCTCTCTCACTTGTTGCGGTAACAGACGATGAAAATCATCACGGCGAATATGCAGAATATGAAAAGCTCGAAGGGCATCGTCTGTTTGCTCCAATCAGATTGCGTAGGAATGGGTGGCGGGCTTGTCGCTGGCGGTAATCGCCACGATCACGCCGCGCTTGGCGAAGATGTCGTTAGCAGCGGCGCGCGCTTCGGCCTCAGTGGCGAAGCGCCAGGGCTTGCGGTTGGCGTGAACTTCGTAGGTCATGGTCGTTGTCTCCTCTGTTGACGCCTTGAGAATGGGGCAAGCATTGCACCTAGTCAACAAGTTTTTTCGCATCCCCTACATTTTTCTCGCATCACACTGGAAACGCTAGGATATTTTTTTCGTATCCTGGGAAAGAGACAGCGAACAGCTTGCCCTTCCGACCCGCCTCTGACCCGATTTGGAAGCGCCGTAAAACGCCTTAACAGCCAATTTGCACACGCCCGGACAATCCGGCGAGGGAATACCGTAGCTAAGTCATT